GTTATTTGTTGCATCTGCTGCTGCAGAGTTCCATTCAAAAACAGCACTGTCGTGAATCAAACAAATTGCTTTGTCACCAAAATTATCTAATGACCACATCCCAGGTTCAAGAACCAAGTCACCTGATGCGGCTTCACCCCATGCAACATAATTACTTGTGCTTGTAATAGTTGCTCCATTACTGTGTGATGCGGCTGTTGTCCCTCTAACACCTCTTGTAACTCCTGTTAAAGTATTAGTTGATACACCTGTGTAAGAAATTTCTTCTGTTCCTATTAAAATAAAGTTTGTACCTGTGTTTGGAAATTGAGAAGCGTCTGCTAAAATAACTGTAGTTGTAGAAGCGTCTATATCACCATTTAAAGTAGTTGAAAAAGCTCCAACTTCTTCACCACCCCAAGTGCCTAGACCATAACCAAAACCTTTTGCTTGCACAGCTGGACCCACTGTATAATAATGTTGTACTCTTATACCTCCAGAAGTAGTTGCACCAGACCCTGTTTCATTAGAAGGCATTGTAATAGTAATTGTTGTACTGTTAGGTACAGAAGTTACCATAAATTTTTTATCGTCAAAGTCAGAAGCTGTATAGTTAGAGTTTGTAATTGCACTAAAATTATCTAATAAAACTATATCATCTTCTTCAATATTGTGGTCTCCACTAAAAGTTATAGTAACAGTTGGTGATCCGTTGGTCGTGCTGAATGCATTTGTAAGCGTTGTTGTAGATTTAATAGGGTGTATGTCATAATAAACACCACCAGAAAAAGCATATAAAATTCTATTAGTTCCTATAATAGAATATTTTCTACCTAAACTATTTATAAAATGATGTAGTCCTCTCCCTGCTCCAGTTAAATTACTTTCACCTAACTGCTTCCAACCACCTATTTTTTCAGGTGTGCCATATCTAAACCTAACATTATCACAGTCGACCCATTGACCTTCTGCTCCTGTTGGTGTTATTTGTTTATTGATACCTGGCTGAAATCCAATTTTTTGTAACATATATGTCCTAATTTAAAGGTAGCTTATACCATATTAAACCACCCAGTTGCAATATACTTTTCTTGAGTTAGAGAAGGTATACCTCTGTGAGTGTATGTAAAATCTGCTGGCCAAATAAGGGATAAACCTTTTTTAGGTTTAATTTTAACTTTTTGAAAATGAAACTCTGTTTCCCCTTGATCTTCTACGTCATTTAAATAAGTCATAAACACAAGTGTTCTTGTAATTATATGACCATGTGTGTCGGCTCTTTCAAAATGCCAATTTTTATATCCTCCACCTGGAGGATAATACTGAATATTAAAACCTTCTTTTGTAAAAAGATTTAAACTCATATTAGAAGGTTCTGGAAATTTATATGTTTTAAAGTATTTAAATAAACCTTCACCTATTTCATTAAAGTAAAAACCTATATCGGGGTTATTACTACTAGGATATACATTAACATCTATAGAATCTTTTAGGGTTTTATCTACTTTTTTATGTGAATTAACTCCTTCGTGTTTGTATTCTTGATTTGATTTATGATAATCAATTAGTCTGTCACAAAGGTCTTCATTTATATTAAATTCATATATAAAATTATCCACGTTTATAATCCGAAGGTAATCCTAAATGTGGTCGTCCATCATATTTATTTTTATCACCTTGTGTTTCAACATTATTATAATGTAAAAATACTTGACCACAATTATTACCTTCAAATTTATCTCTCCAATGTTCTAGCACACAACCAGAGTAAACTAACATATCACCTGGATTTAAATCTACTTTTATTCCAGGATTTGTACTTGTAAATGTGCAACCATTTTTATCTGGTATGCCGACATTTTTATTTGGTTCTAAAAATATTGGCCAAGGATCTCCTCCCAAATTCATTGTTGTAGATATTTCACATGACATTCTATCTTTGTGTCTTTCTAAGACATCATTTTTTTTATAAATTCTTGCATAAGAATAAGTAGGACATAAGTTTAATCCAGTTTTTTCTTCCATAATTGGTTTGACTTTTTCCAATAAAGTTTCCATTAAAATATCGCTATAGTTAGAATAAGTTTCTAATACTTGTGGATCATTCCAAACACCTAACATAGTTTCAAAAGGTGGTATAAAGTTATCATCAAATAAAGTTCTAGCTACTTTTCTTTTTAAAATTAAATAATTATAAGCAAACTCTGCCAATTCTTTAGGTATAGCATTTTTAATTACGGTGTATTTTTTAATTTTAAAATCTGACATCAAAATCTTTAAATTTATTTATTATACTTTCAGGTAAGATATCTTCTACCACAGTTTTACTTCCTTGTATACCGTTTGTATTAAGTGTGTGAAAAACACCAGACAACATAGAATCATCATATGTTATTCCATTAATACTAAATTGTTTTATATTGTTATAATCAGGTTTGACAAAATCTACTTTTAAAAAATTACAAACCTTTTTTAACTGTACATCTGGTTCATTAACTAAATCTTTATAATGAATTAAAACATAATTTTGTTTTGTTTTTACTATATTTTCAATAGAAATTAAATTATCCATAATAACCGAAGCATGTTGTCCTTGAATTATTTTATAACAATAAGTTTCTATATCATCTGGTTTATCTTTTATAACAAAAGAAGAAAGAACTTCTAAAAAAGGTCTGTATAAAATAACATATTTTCTATCTTTAATTACATCTTGTAAAAATAAATGATATTCAGGGTGACCCCAAGGTGCTCTATCTAAAATGTTTTCACAGTTATAATGTTTATAATAATTATTAAAAAAATTATCTATAACATTGTCTATACCTTTGTAGTCTGGAAAATTTTTAAACAGTTGTTCATGTTTAATTTTTAATATATTTCTTAATAATAAAGCATTAAGACTATTAGGGCTAACTTTAATATTTGGGTTTTGATTCATTAAAGAACCAAACAAAGTATTTCCTGCTCTAGGCATTCCTGCTAAAAAATAAATGTTCATTTCCAAGAATTACCACAACTCCATAACACTAATGAATATCTTATCCCTTCCGTTACAGGTTTAACTCTATGGTATGTATCAGAAGGAAAAATAACTATAGACCCTTTTGGGTGCACTTCTTTACATATTTTAGTGTAGGTATCTCCATTTGCATCATCATTAAATTTAAATTCAAATTCGCCACCTTTATAATCTTTAGGGTCTGATAAAGAACAAGTCATCGAGAGTTTTCTTACTTTACCTTTTAAGTCAGGCCCTTCTTTATCACCATAAGGTTCTTTCCAACTATCACAATGCCAATCATAAAATTGATTAAGTTTATACTTTGTAAATTGAGCGGCTTCAGAGTAACTCCATTCAAAATTCCAACCTGAATTATGATTAGCTACTCTAACATAATGATGTAAATATCTGTAAAGCCATTTCTCACTTAACCAAACAATATTTGAATCTCTTCTTTTTTTAAGATTTAATAATTCTTCTTCTTTTAAATCTTCTTCTTTATGTATTACTTGTGAATGTTTACTTTTTTCTGCATCTCTTTGTAAACCACCTGTTATACCTAACTGTTCTTTTTTAGACTTACCAAACTCAATAAGTTTATCGCAAAAATGATCTGGTAATGCTTTAGTAAAATACCAATAGTTATTTTTAAAATTCATGTCTTTATGACACTTTTATATATTATTGAAAAAATATGTCTAGATTAACTTGGCCACTCGCCTGCTTTAACTGATGCAAATTGAGATTGTAAAGACCATACTCCGGGTGCAGAACCTGGTTCTATAACAGCTACTCTTCCAGACCCTCCTGATTTACCGGAAGGATTATTGGATCCTCCACCACCTCCAGAGTTAGCAACAGCTCCTGGTGCGTTTCTCATTCCTGGTGATCCACCTCCGGGTCCAGGTGATCCACCACCTACACCGCCTTCACCTCTAGCACTTGGTGGGTATGGGGGAGAAGGTGCACCACCGCCTCCGCCAGCAAAAAATCCATCTTGACTTGAAGGTGTAATATAAAAAGGTTGTGAGGGTCCAAAAACAGGTCTAATATCTAAACCATTTCCACCATTTCCGCCACCATAGTTTCCACCTCCTGGTCCAGCAGAAGTCCCGGCAGTACCGGCACCACCTCCGCCATTTCCTCCAACGTTTCCTGGAGGAGAAGCAGCAGGTAAAAAACCACCTTTATTACCATGACCAAATGTTCCAGAATTACCTGGTTGACTTGGTTGAGTTCCAGCCGCAGGGTCTGGTCCTACGCTACTACCTGATTGAGGGCCTGCACTTCCACCGGAAGAACCTCCTGCAGCTCCAGCTCCTCTAGTTATATCTCCACCACCGCCACCACCTTTTGCGATTAAATAATATGAGGCTGGAGAAGGTCCAAAAGTAGTATCCGATCCGTCCGCAGAAGATCCACCAGCACCTCCAATAGAAACTGGAATAGGTGTTCCTCCACCTACATCTAAAGCTGGAACAAGAATTGCGCCTCCAGCTCCTGCACCACCACCTTTATTGTTACTTGAGTTTCCGCCACCACCGCCACCAGCAACAACAAATACTCCTGCAGTTGAGGTAGTTGGTCTTGATGTAAAAGTCCCTGGACTTGTAAAAGTTGTAGTTAAAGATGTTACAACACTATTATCAACACCTATTACTCCACCGTTTCCTTTAGCCATTGTTAATCTCCCATTCTAAATTTGTTGAATTCCATATATAATTATTTTCTAATATACCATTAGCATCTGCAGTGAAAGCAGTCCATCTTTGATTTGTTTCATCCCATTCGTAAATATAATTTTGTTCATAACTAACCCCTTCAGGAGTTTGTAAAGTAATTCCTGTTGTAGTTATTGTTGGAAAATCTACAGGAGGCTTCCAAGTACATGTATCTTCTTTAACTGTCCAAGAATCATAGGGTTTTTTACCAGCTGTAAAACCATTTAAAGACGGTATGTAATGACAACCTATACCTGGGTAATTCATTCTATAAGATTTAGTTTGATCTGAATGTAATTCATTTGTATTTGAATCATAATAGTTTCCGTGTTTTGTATTATAAGAAACTTGTTTCCAAATTCCTGTTCCAAAATTATCAGATACCCATTGTTCAGCTTCAGTAGATTTATCTCCTCCATTAGACTCAACATCAGAATCACCAATGACTCTAACATCTATTACAATATTATTTTCATCTAATTTTGCAAAATGTGCCATTATTCCCACTCCCATGTTGTTGTATTAAAATTAGAAAGTTCATGAATATTTTTAGGAATAAAACCATCATTGGAACTATCATAAGTGCTTCCTTTATTTCCAAATTGTTTTCTAAAACTATGATCTTTTGCTGTTTGTTTCCAATAAGTGTCTGGATATTCACTCCATCCTTGTTGTTCCATTAAAAAAGAATCATTAGGTATATTATTTGCAACCCATGTTTCCGCTTCTGCTGATAGGTTACCACCATTTGCAGCAACATCTTCGTCTGCTATTCTTACTACTCTAATAACTTTATTATTATCTGTTCTTATTTCTGAAAAATCTGCCATATTTAATCTGCCCAAGTTTGTGCTTTTCTATAAAAAACTACATCGTCCATACTCCATACTCCTGAACTAACATAAACTGAATCTGTTTCTCTTGTAACTACAATACCACTTCCACCAACTTTATTAGCATAAGCAGGGGGTCCTGCAGGAGGCGTACTTCCAGCTCC